TTGTCGGCGCACAGAATAACGATGAAACAGTAGATAAAGCACCACTGATTGATATTGCAGAGGTGAATATTTCGCACTACCGCAACAGTGCAGATTATGAGGATTCATCCTTCATGGTCGGGCAACCAACGCCATTCGTGACCGGGTTATCTCAATCATGGGTTGACGAGGTGTTGAAAGGTGGAGTTGTTATTGGTAGTCGTCAAATGCTGCTACTGCCCGAAGGTGGGAACGCTGGATTGATTCAGGCTAACCCTAACCAAATGCCAGAACGCGGTATGGTGATGAAGGAAGCTCAGATGGTTATGCTTGGCGCAAGGTTAATCATGGATAACAAAGGCGTTGAGACGGCAGAGGCGGCACGTATTCGCTTTAGTGGTCAAAACTCACTGCTCGGCCTCGTTGTTGGTAATGTTGAATCCGCTATGATTCAGTGTATGGTGTGGGCGGGTGAGTTCATGGGATCAACGGAAGAGATCACCTACATTATCAACCGCGAGTTCTACGATGCCACTCTTAATCCTCAGTCGATTATGGCTCAGATCCAGCTCATGGATAGGGGGGTGATTGCTGATACTGATCTGCGTACCAACCTGCGTAAAGGTGGGTTGATTGCAGCAGGGCGTACAGATGATGAGATTGAGGGTGAATCTGAAGACATTGCGGGCTTTTAATGTCAACCACGCAATTCCTAACAGATACCTCCACCCGCCACGCTGTATTTTTACAGCGTTATGCGGGAGGTGAATCAAAGAAAGCGGTACGCGCACTCTCTAGGCTACGCAGGGATATAAACGCGCGACTATCGCAAGAGCAAACCATATTCCAACGTAACCGCCTTTCTGTGCTACTGGAGGATATTGATAGACTCTACTATCAGGCATACACGCCATTATCTCAGCAGATCAAGATGGGCGCGTTTGATTTAAGTAAATCAGAAGGCGCGTTCACAACTAACCTATTCAGCAAGGCCACCAGCTTTGATTTCATCTTACCCCCTGACTCGGCGTTGATAGCAGCAGTAGAACAGGCTCCAATGAATACTTCAATAGGGCCAAAGGCGATTACCATTGATGGGGCGCTGGAGCAATATGGCGCAAAGAAGGCAGCGCAGATCAAGCAGACGGTAATTGATGGGGTGGCATTAGGTGATACCACTCCAGACATTGCCAGCAAGGTTGGGGATCTGATAAATACGTTACAGCGCAGGCAATTGGATACGATGGTGCGCACGATAACCAACCACACCTCAAACGTAGTGCGTCGAGCGGTATATGAACAGAATGGTGATGTGCTGGATGGGTATCGATGGATTTCTACGTTAGACAATCGCACAACCTTTATCTGTATGAGTAGAGATAACAAGGTATATACGAATGTTGGTGTTGATCCTATGCCCCCTGCGCATTGGGGCTGCCGATCAACCACAATCCCCGAGGTTGATCCTAAGTATAATCTAGGCGCAAAGATTACAGGTGAGCGGGCCTCCAAAGGTGCAAGCGGTGGAAAGCCTGTATCTGCCAATAAAACCTATGGCGGATGGTTAAAGACGCAGCCTAGAGAGTTTGTTGATGAGGCGTTAGGCGTGGAGCGGTCTAAGTTATTCCGATCTGGCAAGCTAACCATTGATAAATTCGTTGACCCAACAGGGCGCGTCTACACGTTGACAGAATTAGAGAGAATGAATCCGTTTGTTTTTGCGGATATGTAACCGTGGCAGTGCCACACAACAGGGTCAGTGACCCAAAGGAAGCAGTATGTTTATACGTTTGAACCGTGGATATTTTGATGAGGCTGGAGATGATGGTGGTGATGGAGGTGGCGCAGGAGATGATGGTGGTAATGAGCCTACTGTTGCTGAGTTGCAGGCCCAAATAGCAGCACTCGGAGAGAGTCAAACCACACTACAGCAAGAAAACGACCGTTTGAGTGGTAAGATTACGGAAGCCAACAAGCACAAAAAAGAGCAAGAGAAGGCCGCAAGAGACGCGCAACGGGCAAAAGCAGAGGCGGACGGTAACTACGAGCAACTGTTCAAATCCAGTGAGGCAGAGCGCGAAAGCCTGACCCAACAACTCACAGGCTTGCAGTCTTCAATCGAGAGTAAAGAGATTAACGGGGCTGCGATGAAGATCGCCAGCAACCTCGCAGAAGGCTCAAACATTGAGCTACTTTCCGAATTTCTAACAAGGCGCTTGAAATTTGCAGAGGGAGGTATTAAAGTTACTGATGAAACTGGCAATTTAACAGTTTCAAGCCTTGATGATTTGGCAAATGAGTTCGCGGGAAGTTCCCGCTATGCTTCGCTAATCAAGGGCAGACAATCCTCTGGAGGCGGTGCTTCTGGTGGGTCAAGTGGCAGCGGTGCTGCAAAAGTAATGCAACGCGCAGATTTCGACGCGCTTGATCCAGTCGCTAAGTCTACTTTTATGAAAGACGGCGGCAAACTTGAAGACTAATTTTTAGAGGATATATAACATGGCTGCAAATACAATTACCGCGATTACCCCTGACATCTATGAGGCTCTTGATATTGTGAGCCGAGAGCTTACAGGGCTGATCCCTGCTGTTTCCCTTTCTGCTAGTGCTGACCGCGCGGGCAAAGACCAGAATATTCAGGTCGATATTGCACAGGCTGTTGCTGGTGTAGATATTACTCCTGCAATGACTGCTCCAGATCCAGCCGCTGAGACTGCTGCTGCAACTACTGTGCAGATCACCAAGGAACGCGCCTTCCCATTCAAGCTATCCGGTCAGGATAACAAGGTGCTGAATACAGGTGTTGGTTATCAGAACCATCGCGCAGGCCGCATTGCTCAGGCCATCCGTGCTGCTGTGAATGAAGTTGAGACTGATCTGGCTGGCCTTCAGTCTACTTTCGGTGGCGCTTATGGTACCGCTGGAACTACTCCTTTTGGAACTGCTAACGATTACACAGACGCGTCTAACGCTCTGCGTATGCTGAAGGATCGCGGCGGTAATGTTGACGCTCAACTGGTACTCGATACCGTTGCTGGTGCTAACTTCCTCGGCAAGCAATCTGCTGTGAATTCAGCAGGCACTGATTCAATGCTGCGTCAAGGCGTGTTGCTTGATCTTGCTGGTATGCCACTGCGTGAGTCTGGGCAGATCCAACAGGGCGTAACTGCTGGTACAGGCGCAAGCGCAACCACTGATAATGCTGGGTATGCTATCGGTGCAACCACCATTACTCTGGCTTCTGCTGGTACTGGTACTATCATCGCTGGCGATCTGGTCTCCTTCGCAGGTGACCCAGATAAGTACATGGTAGCCACTGGTGATGCTGATGTATCAGGTGGTGGTACTATCGTTCTAGCTATCGGCTTGAAACAGGCTATCCCAGCGTCTGCAACTGCAATCACTGTCTCTGCTGCCTCTACCCGTTCCATGTGCTTCGCACGCTCTGCGTTGGTGCTTGCTACTCGCGCACCTTCAATGCCAGAGGAAGGGGATCAGGCCGAGGATGCTATGATTATCACTGATCCACGTTCAGGACTGTCTCTTGAGTTCGCAATGTACAAAGGCTACAAGCAGGTACGTTATGAGGTTGGAGTCGCTTGGGGTGTTAAGAACATCAAGCCAGAGCATAGTGTTTTGCTGCTTGGTTAATCAGTAGCTCAAAATTGCCCCTTCTTCGGAGGGGGTATTTCTGATGTTATTGACCGGAGAAATATCATGCCTTGCGCAACAGTAAAGATTCAGACTGAAAACGGCCCCGTTATCATTAACAAGGCCGATTATGATGAGAAGATCCACACGCTTATAGGCGCTAAACAGCCCACCAAAAAACGTGCTCCACGCAAAGTGAAAGTAAGTGGCTAAAACCGGAACGTTCCTATCCGTACCTGAAAACCAAGAGGGTAAGTCACCCCGTGTGGTCGATGAGTATAGACCTCTACCTGTCGCTGGCGGTGTTGGTGATTTAGTCTTTGACGCATGGGGCCGCCAGAAGGTGGTTAATGATTTCTCCCTGTTTCATGGAATGTATACGTTTGATGTTCCAGACTCTATGTGGATCGAGTATAACGATTCAGTAGAGACCTATCCAAAGACCTCAGCACTATCAGTAGATGGTGAGCTGGTGCTAGATAGTAACGGTGGCACTGCACTACTGATGAGCAAGCGCCATCCTCGCTATCAACCAAATAGAGGTATGTTGTACTCTTCCTCGATGTTCTTCCCAAATAAAACAGCAGACGCTATCCGTGATGCTGGTGTTTTTACCTCTGGATCAGGTGCTTTCTTCCGCCTAAAGTCTGACGGATTACTCTACGCATGTAGACGCTCCACAACTACGGCAGGAGGAACTGTAGAAGATGAAGAGCTGATAACCATGCCTGATTCCTTTGTGGGCTTTGATGTCGAGAAGGGGAACATCTACGATATACAGATGCAGTGGCGCGGTGTGGGTAACTTAAAGTTCTTTATCGGCAATCCAAATACAGGGGTATCTGAGTTAGTTCATGTTATGGATGTACTTGGTACGCTGGATAACCTCAGTATGCGTAACCCTGCTATGCCAATCGCGTTTCAGGTAGAGAACACAACAGAAGATGCGGTTATT